TTATTATATAGGCATTTAATTGGAACTATCAACGGTTTTATTTGGTTGACCATTATTTAATTCTTTTACAGGAGTTCCCCATAAATAACACATTTTAGCTTCAGCCACAAAAGGAACTTTAGTTAACTTCCAATCAACTGCCACTTGTGCAAATGTATCAATACCTATACGCTTAACCATTGCAACGATAGTTGGATCATTAGGCACCTCGATAACAATGGAGTCATGTACTAGATCCACGATCTTCGCACCCAGCTTAGCTATGATAGGACGAATACGTATTGCTGTATGCGCCGTAATATCGGAAGCAGTAGATTGGTGTGGGAAGTTAGCAAATTCGTTTTGTACTCCATTCAAGTTTTCTTTTGTTACCAGTCCAGGACGACATTTACGACCGAAGCAAGTAGTTAATGTCTGACGCTTTCTAGGTGCATTACGGCATTTATCTTGGAATGCTTTAGCAACAGGAAACTGCTCCCAGAATGAATCAATTTCTTTCTGTGCTTGCTTTTCTGATATACCAAATTCTTCTGCCAATGAATGTGCAGATCTTCCATAGATAACACCGAAGTTAACGGCCTTAGCACGAACATATTGATCCTCGGTATAGGAATCACCATATCGATACGCAGCAGTCTCTTTATGCAAAGAACGATCAGTAGAATTATAAATGGCCAATAAAGCAGGGTCTCCTGATTGAATAGCCAATGATCGTAATTCTGCCTGTGACGCATCCAAGTCTAATAATACATAACCTGGAGAAGCCATAAACATTGCCTTAAGGAGTGGATCTCTAGGAATATTCTGCAGGTTAGGATCTCTACAAGATAAACGACCTGTGCGAGTTCCATGGATTAAGAATGTAGGATGAATCCTTCCATCATCGTGTACGTGTTTAGCCATACCAATAACATAAGTACTCAATGCCTTATTAGCTACACGCCATTTAGACAAAGCATGCTTAAATGGAAATTCTGGCCATAAAGCAACTGTCTTAGCATCGGAACTTCTCTTAGCACGTCCTTTAACCCGAATACGAAGTTCATCGTACACATAAGCACACACTTGTTGCGAGCTACCTGGATTAAGTTCTCTTCCTACAAGCGTATTAATAGCCTCTTTAAGATCCTTAACTTCCTGTTCCAGCCTTATTTTATTTTCTTCCCATGCAGTCCAGTTAAATGCAAAACCATTAAGCTCCACATGATATAACAATTCCGACAAAGGAATAAAGGTTTGTGTATACAGTTTCTCCAGCTTAACGTCATCACGTACTCTTTGACGCAATACATTATAGATCTGAAGGGTTTTACTTAAGTCTTTACCTTGGTAACTAAAAAGCACATCGAATGGAATAGTAGAGTAATCCCGTTTAGATTTTGGAATACCTTGCTCTTCAAACCAGTTATCCACAATATGCTTATGCGTAGGTGCAGACAATACATCTGACGCTACTGTATCCAAGTCATGAACACCGCGAGTTTCATCCAATGCATAATTAAGCAGCATTGTATCTTCGTCAACACGCGCATTATAACCATCACGTCTTAAAAATGCAATATCGAATTTACCGTTATGCCAGATCCATTTAATTTCAGGATCTTCCATTACATCCTTGAACATAGGAATTAATTCTGGAGGACAAATCCAAGCCACTCTAGGATCAAAACAGAAACCTGTAGTAAGGATTTTATCTTTACGGCGATTTAATCCTCCAGTCTCAATATCCGATGCTACTATACCAGCACGTTTAATTTCTCCCGCTAACCACTTAGCATTATCCTTTGTAATCAATCGTGTAACAGGTTCTATATAATGCTTTGTAGGGGTACCTTTGTAGATGTTGACTGCCATATCCAAATCTTCTTGGAACTTCTTATACGATCCCATTCCACGTAAAAGAAATGCTGGATGTACTGCAGCAATAATACCATGCTTAGCCAATGGAGTCTCAAAGCGATGACCACGACATTGGGTAATCTTTAAATTGTAATCTCCTGTTAATCCCCATAAAGCACCATTACCTAAAGCAACGATAACATCTCTAGGATGTTTCATCAATTCTGTATGCAGCCTGTTAGAGCAACATTGAACAGCGTTAGCCAGAATATCTGGATCCTTCTTAGTAGGAAAGCAAGATAAAGCTGTCATATATAATGGCTCTACGTCTAATGGAAGGTTATCCATTAACATTTTACCGTTAGGACCCATAAAAGGCATCCCGGTAGCAAGTTCATTTGCCCCGGGACTTTCTCCTACTATAACGAACCTTGAATCCTCTGGACCACGATTACCAATTTTCCTACTATTGAAGGGGCAGTTATCGCACCCCTTCGCCTTCACATCACATGTATCCATTATTTATATGCCCCAATTAATCCTTCAATCATACCAACGTTATAAGCCATATCAACATTATAACCACGACATAGTTCAAAGTATTCATTCCGAGGACGTAATGTACTTGTATCCCCATTATACTTTTTACCTTCCCATCCAGCTCTTAATGGTGAAGCTGAATCGATACCTTTAACGCCATACATCTTAGTACATGCAATATCATCTGAAAGGTTATTAGACATTCCTAAAAGATGTACTTGGAAATTACGTAAGGTTAAACGATTAACTAATGGAATCCTTGAACCTTGACGATTAGTAACTTCTCTTGGAACACCTACCATGAATGGAACATCTTTATGCATAGTTGTAATTTGTTCTACACACCATAAAGCTTCATCTGGATCTTTACCTTGAGCTGCTATCATATAACCTACATTGCTCAAGAATTTCTTGCCATACTGCTGAATAGATTCTTTAGCCATTGCAATAGTTACTTCGGCTTCATTCAATTTATCTGGCAATACAATGAAAGTAGGATTAACGATAGAAGCTGCCATTACCATAGTATCCATAGGAACTGGAACTCCTAATTCGATAAGGCTATTGTCTAGAATAATAGTACCATCGAAACCTTCCAGCAATTGTTTATATAGATGCGGCTTAGCAATAATCTCGTGGGCAAGTAAAAGAAGGTAATTATTTAAAAACCCTCTTTCCTTCATTTGTAATAAAACCTCAACAGGTGCGATTGGTGAATAACGTGCCATTTCTCTTCTAACTCCTTTAACCATTGTTTATTAGCGACCTTTATCATTGCTCCATACCAAAGCATGAAGCTGTGGAAGGAATCTTGCTTTATTTAATACCGGATGTTTGTAAAGTTTCTCTGCGGTGTTACGATAATGTTCTAACAGCAACTTAACATGTTCATCACCACTAATCTCTCCTTCAGGTAACCATTTATTTCCTAAGGACAAAAATAAAGGTGCATCAGGTGTTAACTGCCAGATATCACATGCAAAGTCAAAATCCTCTTCATCGAAGACTACTACCTTAACACATACTTCTGGATGAAATGTACTAGGCTGTTCTTTACGCATGTATTCAGCCTGATTAATAAACTGAATCCAAGGCTCATAAAGACTTTCATTAAACATTTCTCCCATACCTGGACCTTTAGGAGATACTGTAACTAAGTTACATTTCATAAGCCATTTAGGGAAGAATGTACCTTGTGTCTCGATTGCAACTTTCATTCCACCCATTTGGATAAGAGTAACTAACTCCTCCAAATTATGTACACAAGGATTACCTCCTGTAATAGTTACCCAAGGTGTATTATATTCAGCATTCATAGCTAATAGTTCTTCAGCTATTTCTGCTGCGGTCTTATATTTAGCCCAGGCTTTAATTTGTACTGGGTCTACTGCATGCTTGGAATCACACATAGTACATTTAGAATCACATACTCCTAAACGAAGGAAGAATGTTTGTTTTCCACACATAGAACCTTCGCCCTGAATTGTAGGACCAAATAATTCTATTAATGGCAATGTTTTTGATTTCATAGGAGAGCTCCTTAAGTTAATTTATAATAGCATATTTCTTCGGAAATATCAAGCGCATTCTATTTGTCTTTCCCACTAAATGCCGATTCCCGTACGGACAATGGCAGTTTGAAAAATACCTTACCAACTGCACGAACGTCTTCTAACGCATTGTGAGCACCTTCAAAACCTTCACCGAACAAGAATTCATGTACTTCTGTAAGTGTAGGGTTCTTATAAGGACCAAAGCCATAACGTAACATCTTTTCTGTAGCAGGTAATTTACAAATAGGCATGTAAGTCTGCATAGTACAGAAATATTTCTTATAACGGTAAGACTGTTTGATATCATTGTATGTTCGACGCATATTAATATCTAACAATTGCTTATCAAACCAATTATTATGTGCTACCATAAGCTTAGCAGGTCTTACAAAATCTTTCCATGCATCTAAAACGATCTTACGGTCAACGCCTTCATCCATAGCGCGTTCGAAGGTGATTCCGTGTGCTTCAAAGGCTTTAATCGGCATTTCAGTATAACCATCTGGCTTAATGATCATATCAAATGTACCTAATTCAGTTCCATCCGATTTATATAATACAGTCGCAAGCTGTACTATATGAGGTTGTTCTTTGTGCGTCATAGGTAATTTTTTATTAGGTAAGCCAGTAGTCTCAGTATCGTAGGCTGCCATAATAGCTTGTGGTATCATTTCCATTTATTACCTCGATTGTGCTGGATATGTTGCAATCCCATTAGGTGTTTCCCATACCTTGATATAAGCTAATTCTCCCATACCTTCACAACGTTTTGCTATAGGTACTAAAAGACGCTCAAACCAGTGTTTAGCCATATTCTCTGCAGTAGGTACAAAAGGTACTAAGTATAGTTTACCCCCAGAACCTTCTCCAAGCCAATATCCTTGTTCATCAATTACTTTCTGTGCATTAGTAAGGTTATCATAAAATAAACTTGCTAATGGATCTTGGATCCACAATGTCATTCCATGATCACAAGGTGCATCGATATATTCCATCATAAGTTCTTTTAAGAACCCAAAATCTAATACCATACCTTCTTGTTCTCCGGTTTCAAACAATTTACCTCTTACACAGGCTTGAACAGTATATCGATGTCCATGTAGGTTTTTACATTTCGATCCATGATGCGTCACTCTATGTCCCGCATCTATTCCGATCTCTCGGATAATTTCAAATGCACTCATTTAATACTCCTAAAATTTATGTCCAGCTATTAAGGTCAAGAATTCAGACTTTGCGGAGGGATTCATAGCAAATACGCCACGCATAACTGAAGTTGTAGTCTCAGAATCATCCTTAACGCCTCTCCAGCACATACAGAAGTGTGATGCTTTAAGAACTACCGCTAATCCTACAGGTTCTAATTCTTTTTCCAAGTAGTCGGCTAATTGTACAGTAGCTTCTTCTTGAATTGTCGGACGAGAATTAATCCAATGTGCTAAACGATTGAATTTCGAAAGTCCAATTAGTTTTGATCCAGGGATAACACCGATCCAAACATTACCGATAATTGGTGCCATATGATGTGCACACATTGAACGAATTTTGATTGGACCTACAACCATCATTTCATTCAGTTTCTTAACGTTAGGAAAGCTTGTAAGTTCTGGCGCTTTATTAAAACGACCCATCATTACTTCCTGGATGTACATCTTAGCAACACGCTTACCAGTCTCTTTAGTATTATGATCATTTTCACGATCAATAACTAAGGTATCTAGTAAGTTCTCAATATGTACTTGGGCTTCTTTTACAAGTTCGTCCAATTCACCTTCTTGAATAAAGTCGGCAATACAGTCGTTAGCAAAGAAAGGCATTTCTGCCTCTCTTAAGCGTTGACGAATACGTTCGGATACTTTTAACAAAGGTGCTTTTTTAGACATTTCATTCATCAGTGACATATTCTCTAAATTTTTATTGGCTTGTACTTCTATTGGGTAATCTTCACTCATATTCTACTCCGCATATTTAGTTGGGTCAACAATGCCTGCTTTAGCAAAGGCTTCTTTTCTTGCACGACATGTTGGACAAGTACCACAATGATCTTCATCACCTTTATAACAAGACCAGGTATACTTCAAAAGGGATTCATCAAGGCTTGCACCTTTATTAACGATATCCGCTTTAGATGACCATTGGAATGGTGTAAGCAAACGAGTCTTTTGATAAGTACCAATAAAGATCGCATTCGCCATAGCACCATTGAATTCTGGTGTACAATCCGGATAAGCCCAGTTAGCGGCATCTTCAGCATGGGCACCATAATAAATGAAATCATAACCTTCATGTTGTGCTTTAGAAGCAATGACAGAGAGCATCAGACCATTACGAAATGGAACATATGTAGGAGAAATGCCTTCAATTTGATCGTAGCTAATGTTCGGAATTTCTACTGCGCGATCTGTGAGCATAACCCCTTCGATCTTCGGTAATACTACGATTTCACGTTCAACACCAAGCTCTTTACAAAGTGTTAATGCGTACTCTAATTCTTTAATATGTCTTTGTCCATAATCGATACCGAGGGACTTGACATTCTTTGCGCCATGTTCAGCTACAGCCATCATTAATGTAACTGAACTGTCTAAACCGCCACTGTGTAATACTAATGCTCTTGACATGATTTCATCTTTCTGTGCAGGATTTTAAGGTAAAGAAGATGAGGGGAATTAACCCCTCATCCTTTAGTATAGTCTTAGATTAGCCTAGGAAAGAATCAGACTCGCCGGCTGGGGCAAGAAGATTCTTAACAGTATTGCGATCTTCATCGTTATACTTTTGGAATCCGACTACTGCACGAGCACGTTTACCAATAAACAAGTCGGCAGTATCTTGATTGCATTTGAATGGACCTTCCAACAACTCAGGAAGTCCCAAACGATTAATAGTACGTTTAGCTTGGCCCATAGTTTTAGGTGAGAACACAACGTGTGTAAACAACTTACGTCCAGCAAGCTCTCCTGCAGAATCTTCAAGAACAAGTGTCAAAGAGATCATTGGATTACCTGAAGAACTTTTCTTGGCTTCAGCTTCGTCAATAATGACATCATAAGTGCCTTTAGGGAGCAGCTCAAAACCGGCATCTTCCTGTACGTCACTAAGATCGATTGCTACATCGTCGCCATCATTTTCAAATTCTACGCCTTCATTTTCGTCTGACATAATTTATTCCTTTTCTTTTGGTTTGGTTTGTTTTGGTTGTTTGATGTTATTTAGTCTTGAGCATACCCACATCTTTTAGTATACCTGCCATTGAAGGATTATCCCAATACGGTTTACGGAAGTTAGACAGCCTACATTTAGCTGCAAACTTACCCGTAGGTTGAACCATTAGTCGACGAGTCAAAGATTTCCCATCTTCTGCAGGTACCGTAATCAGATAACCAACAATATCCATAAAGCCTTGAATCTGGCTTGAAAGTTTTCCTGTCATTGCAGGAGAATATAAAAAGCGTTTTGTCTCGTCCTGTACGTAGGTCCGGGAACAAACAAAAATAACATGCATTGGTAAGTCTCTATACGCACGTACGAGTCGCTGCACCATAGTATGTTGCTTCTTATATTCAGCCCATTCTGCAGTTTGAGATTCATCCGACAAAGAAGTCTTATCGGTAATATTCAATAGCTGCATCATACAATATGTCTCTACCTCAGTTAAGGAATCGATAATACAAGTACGATATCTTTTAGGCTCTTTAATTTCTTCTACAGGTACTCCTGTGAACTTAGATTGTAGATCAATAAGCTTTGCAACTGCCTCTGGAGAAGGATCATCACGATATAAGCAGTGTAATTTAAGAAAGTCAAATACCTTAACAACTGTCTTATAATCATAAACCTGTACAGAATCAATATTTTCAAAGTTATTTTGTCCGGAATCATCTGTATCCCATGTTAAATCCCCACTCTCAGCCGCGATCGCTAGGACATCATTCATTTGTGGGACGTTAGCAGCTGTACCAGCAAAATAAGTCTTACCAATACCAAAATCGGCATATACTAAAACTTTAACATACCTTGCAGCTTCACGATCTTCCTTGGACTTAATCTTAAACGCAGGAGCTGCTGTAGGTTTAATAACTACTCCAGGCTGTACAGCTCTTCCAGCTACTGCTGAAGCAGGTTTAGCTACAGCTGTCGCAGGTTTATTACCTACAGGTAAAGGCTTAGCTAATGAAGTAGTAGGTACAACAGCTTTAACTTCTGGCTTAACTTCAGTGGGTTTAGTTACATCATTCATTTTAAAAATTTCCTCCAGTTTTCTTTTTCATCATTACGTGGTATAGTACTTGACATCAAGTCAGCTTCCCAATCAGACCCGTCATCCATCATTACACAAGTCATCTTTTGTGTACAGTCGAAAGAACAATCTCTTGTAGGATTAGGATACATTGGAAGATCAGGATTAATCATATCCATAGCTTCTAACATAATCTTTTCGCCTTCAGACTGAATCTGAACTTCATTTCTATATTCCCAATCCCTACGAATTAATGCATCATAGTTAGGATCTTCCATAGTAGCCAAGTAATTCAAATATTCTACTTCTCCTGCAGAGGCTGCTTGAACACTACCATAAAGATTAATAAGAGCATTCTTATATATCCTATGGGTGGTCGCCTGATTTTTGGCAGTAGAGAAAGATTTCTTCGAAGCCAAGAATTTTGGAGGTTCAAGAATTTTTTTAAGATGCTGCTGATATACAAATCCTGTAACAGGTTGTCCTGGATATAAAACAGAACCAGCCCAAAGATATGCACCAATTTGTGGATCAGTATCCAAATGTTGTGTAGCAAACAATTTAGCTGACTTATAATCCAGAATCCATATACGATCATGTTCATCTTGAATAACTCTATCTAATGTTCCTTGGTATACAACTTTACTGTAACCGCATGCACGTACATAATCAGGATCGATAGGAATCGGAATTTCAAACTCCACCTCTATCTGTTGCTTCCCTTCAAATACGAAGGTCTTAAGAGCATCTCTATTGCCTAACCATTCAACATAATAGTCACACATAGCACAAATCAATTCGATCTGTTCTTCTACGTCATGAGGTACACGTTTAGATTCAGTCTGATTGATAGCATCTACATATGCCATAAAAGCCAATCGAGGATGTTTATATTTATTTTCCCCATGATAGTCTTCCATTGCGAAGTGAAATCCTGAACCAGACCATAAAGGAGCTCTGGCTTGATCTTCAGTTCTATTCATACGCATATGACTACTCCAACCCCATTTACGGCGGCAGCGTTTAAATGCAATTCTATCACTGGTGCGGATTCTAGCTACAGGTAAGTCTGACAAAATTTAATCTCCCCGATCAATTTATTTATGTTTTATTATCACTTATTTTTAAGGAACTAACAAGAGGAATCTATATGTCCAAAAAATTTATTTTAGAATGGCCTTGGCTACGCCATTTAGTGGGCTAGTGTAATCACGTTGGTGCATCGCCTAATACTTCCCTACTACGATCAACGTTGCCACTCATAATTTCTAACTGCCTTTTCATAAGCACGTTATCATGAATGACATAATAGATCATAACATCCTCAGTAATACCTAAACGATGCAAACGATCTTCAGCTTGGTAATTATGATCTTGATCCCATTCGAAACCGATCATAAAGCCATAAGATGCTTTGGTCAGATTAAATGAAGTAGCGAATTGCGTTGAACACAATATAATGCCTTTATCTGCACATTTCCATGAATCAATTACCTTTTGGACCTTAACAGAATCCATACCTCCACGAAGCTCGAAGACAGTATGCTTTAACTCAGACTGAATGAACTCCTTGAAGAAAGGAAATGCAGCTGGAAACGGACAGAATATAACAGTGTGCTTAACTTCTTGGTCTTCTATAAATTCAGTAACCGCGCGGAGACTAGAACCCACATCCAAAGTAGGATCAAGCAGCTTAGGACATACAAAAAGTTGCCTACAACGGAGCTGATTTGTTGCTTGAATGGCTGAAAGTAAAAAAGAACCATCAGCGCGCCCAAGGATACCAGTAGTATCAATCTGTTCATAAACTCTTCGTTCGTCATCAGACATCTCCACATAAAACTTAATACGGTGCTTAGCAGGCATATCTCCAGACTTTAAACGCCGAATCATTATAGTGGACAAAATCTCTTTGAGTTCATCCATATTCTTATTACCCATATTTTCTTTACCATACGGACCATCTTCGATAATACAGAAATGGTTAAGAAACTGCCAATATGAAGGGAATCTATCAGGATATAATAAGAACAAATAACCATACATATGCTCCACACCTTTAGAGACTGGAGTTCCTGTAATAATATACATGTCTGTCGATTGAAATTCCGTGAGCAGATTGAACACTAGCGTTTTACGATTCCTGGCTACTTTATGAGCTTCGTCAGGCATTATTAAATCCCAATTGCGTGGGATTATATCTTGATCTTCAAGTAATACCTTATAGGTACAAACGTAGATACATTCTTGGCTTTTAACCTTTTTCCAAAGCTCTGCACGTTTCTTCTTATTACCTTCAACGATAACAAGCCGATCAAATAGTTCTGGGAACCATAATTTAACTTCTTTGCGCCAAATAGATAATGCGGATTTTGTACAAGGAATAAAAGTACGTTTTAAAAGAGAACCTCGCAGATAAGCTGAAGCTAAGGCAGTAAGAGTTTTACCTAGCCCCATCTTATCCGCAAGCAACACACGATGATGAGTTGTTAGAAATTTTATGCCTTCAATTTGCGTTGGCTGTACTGATGCTTTGGGATCCGTCAACTGAATTATTTCGTTGAGCCTCAATACGAGATTTGCAATCTGGGCATCGTCTACAGAGTTCAGCAAGGTTAGTCTCCACGTTAATGCAGGATGGAATATGTTTCCACTGTTCTGCGTATGCAATTAATTGTTCGTTAGTTGTTTCGGTAGCAGAATGATGTCTATATCCTCTAGATATCATTTCCGCTACTAAGGCATCATGACGAGTCTTTAAACTGAGAATGTCTAATAAACCATCACGTAGATAACCTCCGACGCTAATATTCTTTTTTAATGTACCTAAGAACATATGATGTTCTACATGCTCTCCCAAAAGGTGCTTACGGCATAGTAATTTAGGCTCTACCATCCACTGTCTCATTTTGTGTTTCCTTTGCAATGCGTTGAAAACATTCTTGTAACGCTTCAATCGGTGTGTCATGCTCTTCTGTCCATACACGTCTAGGATTCTTAGATCTACCAGATCCTCCAAAAGCATCATCTGTATTAACCATATGGCAGAACCATAAAAGATGTACAGGTGATTGGCCCATTTCTAATACAAACCATCCTTCCGGAATAATCGGAAAATGTGGACCTAATTCTGGTGCTATCTGAACCTTCGGAACATCAGCCACACCAACATGATTCTTCCCATTCTTACAGCTGTACCATAATTTTTTAATACAGTTCATATTAGAAATCTCCTGGAGCTACTTGTAAGCATGTATAACCTTCTTTACGCCACATATTTACTACCTTTTGACGATCCTCAAAGATAGCAATTACCTTATCACCAGGATACATAGATTCAACAGCACGTAACATTTCCAATTTAATAATGCAATCATCTCGATGATCCATTCCTGGACGCATCATTAATGTGCCAAATGGAATATTATGCTTTTTAAGCCATAAAACAGTTTGTTTACGTACTACAGCACTACGCCCAGTAATGATATGACATTTTTGTCCTGCCATACTTAAAGCATGCATAATTTCTACAACACCGTGATGAATTGTATCATCAACACATGCCTTATTCCAAGCTACCCAATCTTTCTTACCTTCTTTAGGTAAATAATGCTGGCGATGCTCATTTAATGCAATAGTACCGTCTAAATCAAATATATACATGTTGTCTCCTATTTAATGTCTGCTTCTTTAGGTCTTGCTACAGGCTTTTGCCATTCGCCAGAATCAATCATTTGCGCACGAAGCTTTTGGTATGACATTCCCATCTCCTCCGCCAAGGCCGCCGCCTGAATAGACTTTCCAGTTTTAGGGTGGGTAACCCATTTGGTATCTTTCTTATTACGAGCCTGAGTCTTATCATCTGCCCACCTGACATTACTCGGCTCATAATGGCCAAACGGATCGACGCGATCAAGAGAGTGCTCTTTAGGTCTAGGCCCCATATCGGCAAAGAAGTTTTCGAAGCAGGCTCGCCAAGATTCACACATAGTGATTCCTTTAGCTCCGTATGAACCATATGAAGGATGGTCTGGATTGTGACACCTATTTTTTGCATCCCACCATGTATGATATTCCCTAGGGAATTTAGTTCCGAGTGTAACTTCACGTTGACATCCACAATGTTTCTTAGGATTAGTCTTATTTATTAAACTGTTATGACCTACTTTGATTTCCTTATTGCAAGGCTTACCATCTACTAATCCAGTACAGCGACAATGCCATTTTGGACGTTTACCTTTTGGAGTATAGTTTTCCTTTTTGAGGACATATAAGAATCCTACAAATGTACCTCTTAGATTAGTCAGTCCACTTTTTAAAGTGCGTGTCTTTACTTCCATCGTATTCCCCAATTAGTACGCTCCACAGATGGGCTTAAAGGCGCTGCATCCTGTTTATTCAGGTATGGTTTACTTCTAGAAGGGGGAGATTCCTATAAAGTAAGAGCCGGAGCGAAACTTGTTCTTATGTTGTAATATCCTCTGGAGCACGTTTCCCTACGTACTTTGGAAATCTCGGTAAAGTATACCCACCGTAATCAAACCATTGATAGCGGATAGTTACACCTAACCAGGCTTCTTTATTTTCCCAGACAGATTTCCTAAATGCATCATCCATAGTACCTTCGATACCACCACCAACTGAAAATTCTCTGCCGTCTTCATCCCTAACAAGGAAAGCACCGAGAGTATTCTTTGGCACCATAAACTCCTTGTTCGAAGCCCTTTGTTGAAGACCCCGTTCATTGATATATGGCGGATTATTATTCTGCATTTGTTCGGAAAATCCAACCACTACAGCATCATCCCGTTTTTCGTGGCCGCGTTTTAACTTAAGAAGGATCTGCTCATTTAAAGTACTACGATCCCATTTATATCTTCCCATTGGACTACGCAACATCGCGCCTTCGAAGCCACGTTGTAAGATGTCCTTTTCGTACTCTAGTAACTCATTGATATTATTGATCAATTCATGAGGAACTAGACGCACATACGGAAGATTACAATTTTCGATACGTCTTTTAAGTTCCGCATAACGTTCTTTAAAAGGTATTTCATGTGGAATATCTTGGAGATCAAATGCCTGCAAGATAATATCATAAACACCTTCTCTAGCTTGTACAGCAGAAGTAGCCTTAGAGAATCCAGTAGCACTAGCCCCATCACCAACTACAAGCTCTTGGTCAAAACCTATTAAAGCTGGATGGCTAATAAGTTTATTGGAGTGCAGGTTATTAACGGGCTTAAGAGATGATGTTACAGCTTTTCCGCCTCTATTTAGAATGCGGAAGCCATCATACTTAGGCGATACATATAAAGGGAACTTAAGCTTAGGTAGAAAGCTATCAGGAATCCCCTTAGAAGGAGCCTTACAAGGTCTAAAGGTTGTCGCCATTGATTTCAGCCTCGCTTAGTGCTAGAGGAATTGTATCTACATTATCCACTTTAGTTACCTTCTGTGGATTAGGACTTACTGTAAACTTAGACGTATCCACAAAAGCATATGGACCATCGATCAAAGCAAAACCACCGAATTTATCTACAGCGTTCTTAGCCATCTGTAAGATTATTTCTTTAGTCTTTTGTCTTTCTGATGTGGGCTTATTATTTACCGTATTAATTCCTTTTAGATTTACCGTTTTATGTTGCATTATTTTCTCCCGCAAGCATTAGTTAGTTTATCAAATTCCTTCGCTTCAGCCTCTGTACGAAATAAATAACAATGTCCGATATTTAAAGGTACATAACGAAACTCAAAATGTAATTGTTCTTGAATAACATGTGCTTTCGCATTATGCTCTTCACGCTGTTCTTTAGTTAAAATACGTATGAACGTAAATTCTTTAACGTATTCTAAATATAACGATTGCATTGTTCCTTGTTCAGCACTCATTTTAAAATCTCCCCTGTAGCTGATATTTGTCCACCACGTTTTAAAGCTCCCAGATAATTATCTACCTGACAGACAGAAGCGCGATTACATTTATATCTTACCAGCCAATCTTTTAAAAGTTCCAATTTAGCAGCAGTAGAAGTACCTTTCAGTACATTTATTCTAAATTGCTGCCAATCATAATTATTCACGCAATACTTAATAACCTCGTATCGCGAGACATAACATATTTCTCGTTCCCATTTTTGCATATTAATCTCCCTTTGCAATATAAATATTATAGTGGAAATCAAAAGGGAAATCAAGAAGAATCTTATGGTCTTTTAATCGGCATTGAATGGGGAATAAACATAGTGGTGAAACAATGGTTCCGTCGTTCCCAATCGGACAGATTCCTTACAGCATAGTTAAATGCATTGGAAGTGATTCTACTCCATTCGGTATTAGGATGTTGATATGCGACTGCATAATGTACTTGTTGATCATGAAATGCCTTCTCGATACTTACGTATGCATCTAAGATGTAGTTGCGGGCTTCTAATTCAACTTTGGTGCGTTCGGGTCTAGTTCTAGTTGCATTATGCCATATAACAATAAGCTGCATGATTACCCCAAAATGAAAAGCCCGACAGACGGATATTACACTAATCTATACCCGATGAGTCTATAAATGTTTCCAGGGTGAAGCCTAAGGCTGTGCTGGATACAATGTGTAATGACTCATCGCGGCGTCTGTCGGCTAGATAACCCCCTTGTTCTGATGGAGGAGGTTATCAGGTCGAAAGACTTTAGCGATTACTCGCCTTCAGTACCATCGTCTTCTTCGTCATCGCCTTCTGGCTCAACACCATCGTCGTCTTCGGAAGGTTCATCAAGTTCAACTTCAGAAGGAACTTCAGGATTTTCATCAACAGCGACAGTACCTTCTGGTAAGTCAACCGCAACATCAGTTACAGTAGCTTCTACAGATGTGTTAACTGGCAGTTCTTGTGTTTGGTCGTTCATTTTAATTTCCTTTGTTAGTAGGTTACATTGAGTAGGTTAGTTTACGCAGTACACCCTTTCGGGATTAGTATTCAGTAACATTTGTGAACTCACCATTCGTGAGCCAATAAGCGTTACCGCAATTTGCTTTAGGCGAGGCCGGAGTGACTGTGGGCGTCACCTTGTTACCGTCCCACACATACATGGGATTAGCATCGCTTTTAAAAGATAATCGGGTAAGATCTCCACAACCACAAGGACACATAAAGACCATCCCAGTATTAACATAACCAACGTGGTTGTCTTCATCTCTTACGCGTTCCTCTATAAAGTGAAATTGGCCAGCTTCTTTTAAAGGTGGTGTTTTATAGCTAGCTATCGTCATGTTTCTTTACTCCGCCTTCAATAGTAGCTGTCATACCATCAGCTACAAGCTTTTCTACCTTAGCAATTTCTTCATCCAAATAGAACCTGGATTTCTTAAGTTCTTGCAGATAGCTATTGTCAGCTTTCTTTCCTCCACGTAGAAGGTATTTAAGAATATTAAACAGGTATGCATTAACTTCAAAGCCCCAAGCTTTAATAACCGCTAAGGCATCAATATACATTTCACCGGTTTTTTCATCACGGTATACAATGGATAAAGGATATGTACATAAATAATGTCTTGGACTATTTACTACATCATTCGGTGGTAATGTTTTTACTATTGTTCCCATTTGGGTCTCCTTTAGGTTGATATGAACAGGTTTTAGGATTGAAATACGTGAACAGCATCCAATAGATTCCATGTCGGATAGCATCGCGTGCGTGTTTTTGACCACGTATCCATAAGTTCCATGCTTTGAGCTTTTCATCGTCACAAAAGCCTTTAGCTTGACTAGCCATTTGTTTGTCATAGTTAAGTTTCCTTTGTTTACATAGAACCTTAATAACCCCAATTACTTGTGCTGTCACTAATTCGGAATTACTATGATCAGTTGCTTTATGTGCATAGACTAAGTAATTTTCGAATATTACGTGATCTGGACTATAATCAGTTAAAGCTTGGTTAATTATATCGAAAGCAGTCTCTGCATCCTTTGTATTTAATTGTCCTGCTACGACCATCGAAGGAGCTCTTCCAAGCCCCTCTCCACGGAAGACGGCGAATCCAGTAGTTTGTCCTGGATCGAGACATAAAACGGTATCTGCAAAATAAGTTCTACCTTTCTTTACACGAGTAGGATCACTGAAGAGTTGTTCTAGGGATGGAATTAGCATTAAAGAACACCGCTTTCGGTTCGACGTTAGTACGATAGTCATCTAGTATGTTCTGCATGTTACTAAAAATAGTATTCTGCTGTTCTTCTAGCTCTTCCATTAATTCTTCAAGGCTTTGTACTTCAATGAATCCTATAGGTGTACGATTTATATGATATACACATTCCTCTAACGGAATAAAATCTTTTAAGGTATCTTGCTTAATATGGTGATTATACCAGTTTGTAATTTCTTCTAAGGTCTTACAATAACCTACTAATTCTGTTTCGTTATTCCCTGCAATTACTTCACGGCGTTTTAAAAATAATCCAACTAACATGTTACCTCCCGAAATTAAAGAATAAAGAAGAGGTTGACTTTACTCAACCCCTTCTTCTTACTCTTTAGACGATGCGCTGTGCACCATCTATAAGTAACCTACTCAGCAGCTACGTCTTCTGCAGGAGCTT